CCACGCAGCATGCGCGGCCGTAAAGAACACCCCTGCGCGCTGTCACGAGCCCGGCCGGCCGTACTTCCCGGCTGACCTCACGCGCAGGGGCAGGCCTGGCGGAATTGCCAGGCCAACAAGAGAGCGCAGGCCCACCCAGGCGGGAGGCGGGGGAGCACAGCCGCCCGGGTGAGCTTGCGCGGGGGGACTTCATGCCGACCTACGGCGCGGCTTGCGCAGCGCGGCCAGCTCGTCCAGCACGCCCGCATCGGGCGAGAACGCCGCCACCGGCACCTCGCCGCGCGTGGCGACGTGCAGCCGGATCGCCGTGCTCAGGTCCAGCCGCCGCGTCTTGTGGACCGCGCGCTGGATCGTCGCCCACGACAAGCCGGTGCGTTTCATCAGGGTTGTGGCGGTTTCCCCGTTGTGGGACAGCCAACGAGCAAGCTCGGACATATTGCCGGGATACATCCTATTCGGGTGGGATGCAATACTTTTCACGGTGACCATACCCGACGGATATGTCACCGTGGCCCTATTGACGTGATGCACACCCTGGATTCATTCCTCTTGCTGCACGAAATGATTGCAGCCGCGCCAGGCGAGCTGCTGCGCGAGGCCCTGCAGCGCGCAGGCATGCCGCCCACAGAACTTGGGAAACGGTTGGGGTACACGACCCCCTACCAGACGGTAAAACGTTGGATTGACGGCCGGGGTTTCAACGCAGACAACCAAAAGAAGGCCGCCGAGGTCCTCGGCCTGCCACACAACTACTTCACGCAGCCCGACTTGGCCGCCGCGCGTGAGCGCCACCGCCTGCGCGTGTTCTACGATTTCCTGCGCACGGAGATAGGCCAGGCGACGACGCCCGAGCAGCGGCGCATCCTGGAGTCGACGCGCTTCCCGGGCGAAATCCTACCCACCGCGAACTTGTACGCGGCCTGGGCGCTCGCCCTGCAGGAGCGCATCCCGTTCGATCAGGTCATGGAGGTGGCGAAAGAAAACGACGCGCTTGACCGCGAGCTCGAAGAGCACCGGCGGCGCAATACCTTGCAGCTGGTGAAACCGCACAAACCGCAGGCAAAACCACCGAAACCGCCGCGGAAATAGGCGCGCAGCGCAAGCCGACTTGCGACCACAGCGAGTGTCAGGCAACGCGATCGCGAACGCGCCCAGGTCCAGGACAGGTGACGGGGCGGATCACCCCATTGGGTGGGACTCGCCGCCAAAAAGTCATTGCAACGCGTCCGTCCCGAAACATACAGTCCACCCCCTATGGCGATCCGGGGGGTGAGCGCACGCGCAATCGCGAAGAGTGCGGGGCTGACGGTGGTGCGCGTCCCTGACTGGGGTGTCGTGCGACAGGATGGCCCTGTGCTCGAGATAGGCCTGTGCGCGAGCGACGACGAAATCGCAAGCGTGGCCTACCGCCGCCTGCTGGCCATAGTCGGCGTGCGCGACGAAGACGTCGTGCGCGACCTGGTCGAGCGGAGCGGCTACGTCTACGTGCCCGAAGACGTCGGCAGCCAGATCGCGAACTAGCCGCCGGATAGGTCCGAAATCGTACACGGCGACTGCGTGATCGCAGGCCTGCGACCCGCCACGCTTGACGTGGGACATATCCGTGGGATATGTTCTACGCATGAGCCCCGCTGTAAAACCTGACCCCCGCTGGCACATCGTCTCGGCCGCTGGCCCGGACGACGGCGACCACACCTACCGCCTGCTGCTCGAGCGCGGCGGCGAGAGCGCCTACGTCGACGTGCAGGCCTGGGAGGACCGCCACGGCGACGCGTGCATCGAGGTGCTGGGCGAGTGGCCGCTGGCGGATGCGCTCGGCCAGGAGGCTGCAGACGCGCTGCGCAGCGAGCCTGAGCATGCGCTGGCGGCTGCGGTGCTGGACGGGCGCGCGTACGTGCTCGAGACGCGGAGGGCGGCGTAATGATGCGCGCGCATGACAGCGGGCGTCCGGAGACGCGAGTCGAGCGCTGCCGCGGCCGAGGCTGCGGACTGCCTCACCCCGAAGACGTCATGCAGGACGGCGTGTGCCCCTCCTGCAGCGAGGACCAGGCGGCGTGCGAGCACTGCGGCGTCGTGTTCGAGCGCGCGCTGATGGAGCGCGTCGACCCGTGCGACCTCGTGTGTGGCGACTGCGCGGACGTGGCGCACCGTGAGCAGGAAGCGCTCGAGAACGATTACGGGCCAGTGGCAATCAGTGAGGCGGAGGAGTGGCGATGAATACGGGCTGGAAAACGAGTGAGATGCAGCGACACGAGGGCAAGCTGACGCTGATCGTGGTGAGGTCCTACGAGGGCAACTGGAGCGCGTTCGTTTACCTGAGCCACGCCTGGCAGTCGACGGGCCACACCATCAGCCCGCGGCTGTACGGCGCTGAGCGCTTCACGACCAGCATGGATGCGATCGACGCGGCCGAGCACTACGCAACGCAGCTCGGGCCCGTCGAGCCGGTGATGGTGCTGATCACGGCGTTCTCGCGCGGCGAGACCTACCAGCGCAGCGCGCGCAAGGTGGCAGCATGAGCGCCGCCCTCGCACGCGTGCAGGACACCGGCCTCTCCACGGAGCAGGTGGACCTGATCAAGCAGACCATCGCCAAGGGCGCATCGGACGGCGAACTCCGCCTGTTCGTCCAGGTCTGTGACCGCCTACGGCTCGACCCGTTCGCGCGCCAGATCTACCTCGTGAAGCGCTGGGACAGCAGCGCAAACGCTATGGTCGCGCAGGCGCAGGTGAGCATCGACGGCTTCCGCCTGGTCGCCGAGCGCACGCGCCAGTACCGCGGACAGACGGTGCCCCAGTGGTGCGGAATGGACGGCAAGTGGCTGGATGTGTGGCTTGCCGACGACCCGCCCGCTGCTGCCCGCGTGGGTGTGCACCGCGAGGGCTTCGCCGAGCCGCTCTACCGCGTCGCCAAGTATACGTCGTACGTGCAGACCACGAAGGACCAACAGTCAGGCAAGGCGCGCCCCAACCGCATGTGGGCAACGATGCCGGAGGTGATGCTGGCGAAGTGTGCCGAGGCCTTGGCCCTGCGCGCCGCCTTCCCGAACGAGCTGAGCGGCCTCTACACCGCCGAAGAGATGGCCCAGGCCGAGAGTGCCGAGGAGCCGACGCAGCGCCCCTTGGCCAAGACGCAGGCGAAGCCCCTGGCTGCCAGCGCTAGCGACCCCGCCCCCGTGCTCGCGACGCTGCACGCCGAACTGGCTGCGCAGAACGACTTCGGCGCGCTCGTGGAGTTCTGTAACCACGCAGTGCAGCAGATAAACGCCTACCGCCTCCCCGAGCAGGCGCGCGAGGTCTTTTGGCGGGCGTTCGGCGAGCGCTGCACGGCCCTCAAGTTCACCCCCAAGGACGTTGCCGACGCCGCGCGCGCCAAGCGGGAGGCCGCATGATCTCGCTCGACATGCCGATTGAGCAGTACCTGTCCAGCAAGCGCGTGTCGCACCACAAGCTGCGCACGCTGGCCGAGCGCGGCGCACGTGGCTACTTCATCAAGCACGAGCAGCACGCACACGCCGACGACGACACGCGCGCCTATCTCACCGGCCGTGCCATGGAGGACGCGCTGCAGCGCCCGGCCGAGTACGCGGCGCGCTACGTCGCGAAGCCCGCCGGCATGAGCTTCGCCACGAAGGACGGCAAGGCGTGGAGGAGCGACCAGGAAGCCATGGGTCGCTCCATTGTCGACGGCGACGACGCGCGCGCCATCGAGGCGCTGATCTCGACGCTGGAGTGCTGCCCCATCTCGCAGTCGCTAATGGCCGGCAGCATTCCGCAAGCGACCATCTATCACGAGGACGCCGTGCGCGGGCGCTGGGGCGTGCCCGGCATTCAGTCGCGGCCTGACTGGCTTTGCCTCGAAGGCTCCGCGGCGAGCGAGTGGCGCCCGTTTGCCCTCGACTTAAAAACGACCGCCACGCTCCGGAAGCTCGAGAGCGGCCGCGTGATCTGCTCCTACGGCTATCACAGGCAGGCCGCCATGGTCAGGCTCGCGCTCGAGTACGAGGGCGTAGACGTGTCTGCGTTCAGGTACCTCTTGCTGGGCGCCGAGAAGGCGTTCCCGTACCGCTGGCGCGTGGTCGAGATTCCCACCGCGCTGATCGACGCGGGCGAGCGTTGGTGCGTGCAGCAGCTGGATGCGCTGGCGCAGCACTACGAGACGGGCGAGTGGCCGCTCGTCCCGTCCGAGATCACGGTGGCAGACGTGCCGGCTTGGCTAGACGACTCGGAGGCAGCATGAGTTTCACGATCACGGAGTACAGTGACCTCCACGCCCGGCGCTGCCTCGGCATCATTGCGAAAGTCGAGTGGAACAGCCTGGCCTCGCTCTGGTACGGCTCGGTGCTCGTCCCACTGTCTGGCGACGATTACTGGAGCGCTGGCTACATACCCGGCCGCGCCTCACACGTTGACGCTCTCGCTGACGTCCAAAGGGTCATCGCTGACGCGCTCGACACGAGGCCCGTCGCCGCACTGCTCGGCGCGTTCGCCTTGCCGCAAGCAGGGGAGGCAGCATGAACGGCCACGACTTCGACGCCGAACTGCGCTCCGCCCAGGCTGCTGCGCTCGAACTCGAGACGCGCGCGCTGAACGCCGAGCGTGCGCTCGAGCAGGCGCGCGACGAGATCGCGTCCCTGCGTGCGGTGGCGCTGGGGCCGCCCGAGCACGCGGGCTGCGTGCCGCTCGCGGACGTGCGGCAGCTGCTCGAGCAGTGCGAGCAGCGGTACGCGCGCGGCGGCCTGCAGGCGGGGGCGGACGTGCTGGACGAGCTGGCGCACTTCGTGGTCGCGCAGGCGGCGGCGAGGGGAGGCGAGTGATGGGCGTCCACCAGTGCGTCGACGGGACAGAGTTCGTCGTGGACGACGCTGACGATGCCTTCGTCCAGACGCGGCGCTGGTTCGCTCTTCGCAGCCGACGCAAGCGGGCTGTCTACGTCATGGCAGGCCAACACCGGCTCGGCACCCGCGTCTACTTGCATCGGCACATCATGAGTGCGCCTGGTGGGCTGTTTGTCGATCATGTCGACGGCGATGGCCTAAACAACCGGCGCGCGAACCTGCGTCTTTGCACCCACGTGCAGAACCAGCTCAACAAGGGCCTCTCTCGACGCAACACGACAGGCTTCAAGGGAGTGACCCGGGGAGAGTGCTCTGGGAGGTGGCGCGCTGTTATCACTGTAAACGGGCGTCAGAGACACCTGGGAACCTTTGACTCCCCCGAAGAGGCATCGGCCGCCTACATCGCGGCGGCTGGCGAGCTGCACGGAGAGTTCGCGCCGCGGCGAAAGTCCGCGTACCTGGCTAGCGAGGCACGCCATGGCGGGTAACCCAATGGCATGCCCGAGCTGCGCGGAGCCTATGCACGCCGACGATGAGTACGGCGACCAGGCCTGCCTCGCGTGCGGTTTGTGTGCGCCGTGTGAGGTGCTGGCCGAGGCACGCTCGCCGATGCGATCGCGCGGCTCGACAAGGGAGCCACCAGTGCCTGACCCCCGCCACCACATCATCAGATGCGCCGCAGCGCTGGCAGGCGCCTCCTACCACGACGCCCCGCCGAGCAGCGAGCTGTGCGAACTGTGGCGAGAGATGGCCGCGAAGGCGAGGCAAGAGGCGGACGACATGCACGCCGAGATCGAGCGCCTCAGGTCGCCAGCTGCGGTCCTTGGCGAGGCCGAGCGGCTGCTCAGGGAGGCCGAGATCTTGTGCGTCGGCGTCAACGACGACAGCGTGGAGATCACGGTGTGGGTGGTGCGCGATGGCGAGGACGCGTGGGAAGCGGCGTCATACCCCACGCTCGCCGAAGGCTACGCCGCCGCGCTGGCGGGCGTTTTGCTGCCACAGGTGACAGGGGGACGCGATGGGTGAGCCGGCAAACCAGCAGCAGGCGCAGGAGTGGTTCACGACCGAAGAGGCGGCCGTATACCTCCGCACGACGCCTAAGGCGCTGAGCATGCGTGTCGCGCGAGGCTCCATCGCCCCTGACTGTTGGGGCGGCCGGGGCCGCGGCAAGCAGCACATGTTTCGCCGCGCCACGCTCGACCGTCACTACACGAGCGAGACTTGACGACGATGTGATTTACACGAAAGGTGCGCGCCCATGAAAAGCAGCGATGGGTTGACGAGAACTGCTCCCGGGAGATGGGACGCGCGCATCGTCTGGCGCGACGCGAAGCGCAAGAAGCACGACACGAACCGGTCCATCACCGTCAGCACGGACGGCGGGCTGCGCGAAGAGAAGAAACGAGCCGCCGCCGAGCGTGAGCGCATCCGCGACGAGCTAGCTGGCACGGGCGACGAGTGGACCGTGGACGAGGCGATCGACGCGTGGCTGCCCACGATGGTGCCGGGAACGCGCGGCACCCGGGAGCCGCACGCGAGGCGGTTCCGTGAACGGTTCGGCAAGCTCAAGCTGTCGCACGTGCCGCCCGCCGACGTGCAGCGCTGGATCGCGGAGCTCAAGTGCACGGACCACACCGCGAACTGCTACCGCACGTCCATGCTCGCGCTCTACAGGTACGCGCGGGCCCAGGGCCGTCTACAGGGTCAGAACCCCATCGAGAAAACGCTGCGCAGGCGCACGCCGAAGACCGCGGCCGAGCGCCTGGCCGCGCTTGAGGCCCCGCCCCCACGGCGGGCGCTCTTGGGCGACGAGCTGCCGACGTTCTTCGCGGCCCTGCTCGAGCGCCACCCCGACCTGTACCCGCTCGTGCGCTGCCAGCTCCTGCTTGGCTGCCGGTGGGGCGAGGCCAGCGCCCTCAAGTGGTCCGACGTCAACTGGGACACGGGGGTCATCGTCATCCGGCGCAGCCAAGGGCGCACCAAGGGCGCCATGGGCCCGCCGAAGAACCAGACGCCCCGCCCCGCCGCACTCGGCCCGGAGGGGCTTGCGTTCCTGCGCGGGCACCGGGCGGACATGGCAGCCAAGGGGTGGCCGGGGAGTGGCGTCTGGGCCTTCCCGCGCCCGCCGACCGGCCGCGTGCGCCACTACGACACGTGGCCCTACTCCACCGTTCAGGACCACGTGAGCGACCTCTTGCGCGACCTGGGCATCGCCCTCGCCTCCTCCACCCACGTACTGCGTCACACCCACGTGACGCTTGCCCGCACGCTCGAGAGCGACGCCGTGCACCGCGAGGCTGAGCGCGACCTGCGCGACTCGGTTGGCCACGGCGACCAGAGGGTGACCGAGGGGTACACGGACGAGTCCCACCGCCAGGCGCGCGCGGCAAACCACGCCACCCAGCTCGAGAGCCGGATCGGGGGGAAAATCTTCGGGGGCGCGGACGTCGTCCAGCTCAAGCAGCCCGCTGGTGGGGTGCCTGGTGGGGCAACTTCGAAGAAGACCCCTAAAAAATAGGGGTAACCAGTGGCTTCACGTAGATCAGGCCCTTTTACACAAGGGGTTTTGGAGGGGGAGTAAGTTGCATTTTCACGCTAGAAAACACCACAGACGCGCCCGTCCCTACCCCCCGGATAACGGTCCTGGTGGGGTAACTGGTGGGGTATTTTCGGAGGCCGCCGCGCCCGCTTGTGAGCTGTTCGGCTGGCAGCCCCGGTCCGCGTCGGGGACCTTGATGTAGACACTGCAAACTTCTCTCGGACAGGCGAATGTAGACGCTGTCTACATCAGGAGGTTTCCCCATGCGACCGTTGATCTGGCTGCTCACCGCTCTCACCCTGTGCGCGTGCTTCGCGCTCGCGCCAACCCCCGCCGCCGCCCAGCCCACTCCCGCCGTCTGCGACTCGGTGCGCGAGGTCAGGTTCTTCCTGCTCGGCGTGCGCAAGGGCCGCTCCCTGGCAGAGCAGGCCATCGCCACGCTCGACACGGCGGATATCTGCGCCGACCCCGACGCGATCACCGAGCTGCAGGTGACCGTCGTCTCGATCGCCGATGCCATCGCAGTGCCGGGCGATGTGTCAGACGCCGTTCGCTGTCATGTGCTCGGCCAGGTCGCCGGCCTGGTCGCTGAGGTGACGGACCTGCAGGACACCTGCGTCAACGACGCGTGCATCGCCGATGGCGAGTTCATCGGCGAGATCTCGGCGCAGCTCTACTGCGACCTGTCCATCGCTCTCGGCGGGCTGGGCCTGGCCGACCTGTTCGAGCGGCTCGCCACGGACGCGTGCGGCGAGGCGTTCCAGGCCGCGTGCGACGCGCAGTTCTTCGAGACTGCGGCGACCCGGGCGGCGTGTGTGCCGTTCACGATCGCGCCGTTCGACGACGTCTTCGAGCTGACGCAGAACAACCAGTGCGCGGACAACCCCGCGCCGCCGCCCTGAGCGATGACCGAGGACCCGCGCACACAAGGGCTGCTCGACCTGGCCGAGGGGTACGCCTCACAGCGCGACGCCGCCCTGGCCCGCGTGGCCGAGCTGGAGCGCGAAGTGACGTTCTGGAAGAGCCGATACGACATGCAGCAGCAAGGCAGGCTCGAGACGAGTGTCGAGCGCGATCACCTGGTCACAGAGCTCTTGCCCCTGCGCGACCGCGTGGTCGGGCTGGAGGCCACGCTCGAGCGCGTGCGGGAGGCGCTCACCCACCGCGGCGACGAGCCTGCCATCGACACGCTGGCGCGCATCGAGGCTGCGTTGCGGGGCGGGCCGTGAGGCTGGTGTACGCAGCGGTGATGGCGCCGACCGCAGACGGCCCGGTGCTGTGCGTCGAGGGCCGCAAGTGGCGCGGCCTCGCGTGCACCAGACTGCACGGACCGCTGTGGCGCCTTCCGCAAGCCAAGGACGTGCCTGAGGACGCCATCCTGCGCGTGCTGCGCACGGAGCCTGGCCGGTGGTTCACGCACTGGCCCTGCCACCGGGCGACCTGTGACCTCGCCGAGTGCTGGAGCTTGCCCTGCCGCGCGCCCGAGCTCGCCGCGTTCCCGGAGAAGGTGCTGCGCGCGAAGCTGTCCTCGATGATGCGCCGCAAGCTCGTGGACGGCTGCGACTGCGGCTGCCGTGGCGACTGGCACATCCCCGCGCTGTTCTACGCGCGCTGACTGCCGCGCGCCGTTTCCGCGGTCCGCGATGTTGACAGCGCCTACATGACTATCCCACATCCGCCGCAGTCCCGAATGTTGCCATCGTTTACATCGTTGCCTACACCGCCCGCAAAATCGACATGAGACGGTGCATGATGCGTGGACACTCAACTCGCCCCGGGTCATACTGTTTCTTGTGAGGGCGAGACGCCGCCCCCGAGAAAGAGAAGCCGAGACCATGAACAAGAACACCGCCGCCGCCCTCGCCACCGCATTCGCCACCTACGCCGAGCTCGCCGCCGCCTGCGCCAAGGGCTACCGCCCCAGCCTCCGCGCCGCCAAGACGGACGAGCTGCCCATCCGCCGCGCGAAGATGGTGCTCGAGAGCGCCCTCACCGCCGCCGGCTACGCGGTCTACGCCTGATGGGCCTGGCCCTCGCGGGCTTCTGAGATTCGACTGCCCAGTGTCGATTTGCGTGGACACTCAACTGGCACCGCGCTATTCTTATCTTGTGGGGACGAGAGACGACCCCCGAGAAAGAAGACGACCATGACGACGACATCGTAGTCACCGCCAACGACAAGGCCCTGTTCACGCTGCGCACGCACAGCGGCACCGCCTCCCGGGGTGACGTCGAGCGCCAGGTGCGGGGCACGCTCGAGCTGAACGGCATCCAGCGCGAGGTCACGCACGTGGGCCGCCGTCTCGACGGCACGTGGGTCGTCTACCTCTCGCCGGAGGGGCCCAGCGCGGAGGAGGTGTTCTGGTCGCAGCTGCCGGGCGCCCGCCCGCTGGGTCGCTGATGCGCGCACATGTGTGACACGATGTTTGCGGTGTAAACATTAAGCTGCCAGGCGGGCAGGAAGAAATGGAATCATGACGACTCCCAACATCACCCGCGCGGTCGCCCGCGTGAATGCCGACACTGTGACGATCCTGGTCTTGTGCGAGGGGATTCCCCAGGAGCACGTGCTGCCGTGGGCACTGCTGAAGGCCGCCGCCACGCAGGAGGACGGCGAGCTGCGCCCCGTGTACGCAGAACTCTACAAGGCCGCCCAGCAGCAGCTTGGGCAGCTCGAGCACCAGGAAGCGGTCACGCGCTTCTGGGCGCTGCTCACGGACCGCGTCGCCCGCATCGCAGCTGCTGTCGACCACACGAAGACGGGCGGCTCCGTGCTGGGCCAGATGAGCGCCTGCCTGCTGACCGCTGAGGGCGGCTGGCCTGAGACCGAACAGGCGTGGCGCCGGCTCTGCGACGCCGTGGGGGCAGCGGCGCCGAAGGCCGGCGAGGACGCGGTCGTGGACGCCGCCCACGCGCTTGTCAACGCCGCGCTGGCCGCTGGCTGGTCGTGCCACCCGAGCAGGCGCTGATGCCCCGCAAGCCCACCGGCCAGCCCCCAGGGCGCCGCGCGCGCACCGCAGACGGCACCGTGGCGGACCGCAGCCTGCGCATCAAGCTCACCGCCGCCGAGCACGCGGCCCTGCAGCTGCGGGCGAAGCGGGCAGGCTGCGACAGCGTGGCCGAGTACGTGCGCGCGCGCTGCCTGTCGGACTGAGCGCACATGTTTGCGGTGGTAACATTCCGCTGCCCGGCGGGCGGCTACGGGTACTGGCTGAGCGCGGGCTGCTCGGCGGCGCTCTTCGACTCCACCGTCCAGTCCGAGTTCTTGTCCGTGTACTGGCCGTGGTGGCGCCTCAGCTGCCGGCTGTAGAGCGCCTGGGCGCCGCAGCCCTCCGCGTGCACGAGTACCGGGAACTTGCCCTGCCGCTGCACGAGCGTGAGCCGCACGATGTCGTGGCTGCAGCGCAGCTCCATGGCCGCCCGGTAGCGCAGGTCGCGGTCGGTCCGCTCCCAGATGCTCTCGTACACCTCGATGCCGCCTGACACGACCTTCGGCGCGCAGCCTACTCCCGCCAGCGTCAGCACAGCCCACAGCCCCCACGCGCGCATGACCGCCTCCTCCCGGGCGGAGCATACCACCGCGGGCGCGGTCGAGCCGCCAGCCGTCTCCATGTAGACAGCAGCAACATTAAGCCCTCCGCGACCTGGAAGCTCGAGCCGGTGGCCATGGTGACCTCGGAGCCTGCGCCGCCGGGCAGCTCCGCGACGTGCGAGACTTGGGCCGGGTTGACGTGGACGGCGGTTGCGTCGCCGAGGTTGAGTAGGACCATGTTCATGGGCGAGTCTCCTTTGCGGTCACCACGACCACACGGGGTTGGGCTTGATGACGAGGGTTGGCGTGCCGACCACGGGGAGGTGGTCGGTACCGATGGAGTCCAGAATGCTAACCGTGTCCGTCACGTTCCACAGGCCCTGTGTAAGAGCGGCTCCTGGCATCACCGCCATCTTGCGCGCGGCCTTCACGGCGGCGAAGTAGGCTACGACATCCGCAAGCGCGGGCACCCCGTTCCCCCCAGCAGCACCGTAGATGGTGATGTTGGCCGCCGGGAGATTGCCCGGCGCCCTAACGCCTACGCGCATGGCGGTTGTTTGTGGCTTGTATCCTGTGATGGGCGCGGCCGTGCCCACCTCCACAGCATCGACATAAGTTTTGAGATGGGTGCCCGTGTGTGCAAAGATGACCATCGTTTCTTTCCCGACGTGCCCCGCGGGGATGGTGAAGACTGGTCCCGTAATGGGTTGACTGAGATCGTCGTACATCAAGATACTTAGGGACGTGTTAGAACTCATCGTCCTGACTTCCCACCCTCCAAACAACGTTGTCGAGATCCGTCCGAGAAGCGTGCGCTGCGCGGGGGCAACTTGCGATAGAACGCTAAACAAGAGGCCGCCCCAAAAGCCGCCCACATCGCCCGCAAACCCGCCGGGGACCGCGCTGGACGCGTAGTTCGCGGTCGTGAAGCCCGTAAGGCCAAGCAGGGGCGGCACCGCGACGATACCGCCACCCCCACGCCCTCCACCACGCCCGCCGCGCGTGTTGCCTGCGCCTCGTGGTCGCCTGCTCACGGCCGCCCCAGCCCGTCAGACACGTAGAACTCGATGAAGCCCGCAGCGTCGCCGATAAACGCGATGTGCGTGGCGTTCGGGGGCACCACGTACTCGCGCGCCTGGCCGTTCGCGAACGTGGGCCCGGCAGCCACATGGCCCGTGCCGAACGATGAGAGCTGGTTGTACACGAGCGTGGGAGCCGCCCCCGCGCCGTGCGAGAGCTGCACGTTGCAGCCCGACGCGAGCACCCACAGAAAGCGCGTGCCGAGCGTGCTCTTCTTTTGCGGGTCCGCCACGGCCGCGGGCAGCAGCACGCCCTGCGATGCGGTGGTGACCGCGTAGCGCACGGTGCCGGTGATGTTCGTAGGGTCTGCGGTGAGCACGCCCAGTGCGTTCGCTGTGATGATGGGCCCCGAGATCATCGCGGCCTTTTCCGAGTGCGTCCCCATAGCTACCTCCGGTCCCGGTCCCACCACTGGCGGGCCGCTTGTTTGCGAATACGCGCCGCACGCTCCACGCGCGCACGCTGTTCTGGCGTCTGCTCGCCCGGCTTCTGCTTCACGGCCCAGGGCGCAATCTCAATCAGCGCGTACCTGAGCGCGTCCACGCTGTGGTCGGGGTACAAGACGCCTTCGAGCACCGCCTCGTGCCGGTCGTCCTTCCACCTCAGGAGGCCGAGCTGGTGCACCAGATTCGGCGCAGCGCTCGCCACGACCGTCATGCGCCCGCCGCCTGCGCCCTCGCGCACGACACAGCGTAGCTCCGTGTTGAGCAGGCTGATGCTGCCGAGCAGGTCCACCTTGTCGGCGTGGCGGATGGTGCACCCGAGCTGCTTGCCAAACCGCGCATTGAACAGCTCGAAGAACGGCTTGCCGCCCCCCGCCGGGTCACAGACCACGAGCGTGGTCTTGTACTGCAGCACGAGCGCCTTCGTGACGTCCGCGGCCTGGTCGTTCGTGAGCCTGGCGTGCTCTTCGCCGTGCACCACGACCGTGCGCCGTGAGTAAGGGTCGAGCGCGAGTACCACCCACGCGCAGGGGTCCACGTAGCCGTAGTCGATGCCGATGACGTGCTTCCAGTGCGGGCCGTAGTCGTCCGGCAGCGCAGCGATCGCGTTCCGCTCGGACGCGTACTCGCACACGAGGTAGTTCGCGTCCTCGACCCACTCGCCCATCCACTCGCGGCGGTATGTCGGGTGGTCCTCGTTCCAGCCACGGCGCTCGCGCTCCTCGCGCAAGACCTCCGCGCCGGGGCGGGGGTTTTTGGTGTTGTCGAGGATCGTCCAGTGAAACGCCGTGAAGCCCTCGCCGCCGTGGCACAGGTCGTACCAGAAGCCGCGCAGGGCAGGGCCGGGCGTGCCCGCCGAGATCCACGTGCCGCGCCGGCCCGTGAGCGCGGGCGAGACGGCGTCCAGCAGCGGCTGCAGCAGGTGCTCGTAGGTCTGCGTCTCGTCGGTCACGAAGAGCACGACGTCGTAGCCGCGCAGCTTCGCGACCTGCTTGAGCTTGTCGAGGCCCACGATGCGGAACTTCGCGCCGGCGGGCGTCTCGAGGTAGCCGCGGTCCTCGCGCAGCTTCCAGCCGAGCTGGTAGTGGTCGTGCAGCTCCTGAAGCTCGGCCCAGACCAAGTCCTTGCCGATGTCGAGCGTGGGCGCGATGAACAGCACCCACTGCTTGCGCTTCGCCCGCTCGAGCGCTTTCACGATCTCCCGCGCGACCACGCTCGTCTTCCCCGCGCGGCGCGAGCAGCAGTACGCCTTGAAGCGCGCGGGGCTCTTGGCTGCTTCGAGTTGGTGCGGGTGCAGGCCCGCGTCGATGTCCTCGGCCACCCAGCGCTTGAACTCGGGCGTGTCCCGCACGAGCATGAGCTGCGCTCGAGCGCGCCGGCCGAGCTCGGCGGCAGCTTGCTGGGGCGTAATCTCGCGGGCGGCGTTCACTCGCCACCTGCCAGAATCTGGTCGCTGCGCGAGCCGAAATGCTTCTCCGGGTCGATGTCCATGCCCTTGCCCGACGCGGGCGGGGGCGGCTGCTCCGTGTCGGCGGGGGCGTTGCCCACACGCTGCAGGAATAGGAGCGCGTCCGGCTGCTGCTCGCGTGACAGGGGGATGCCCGTGGCGCGGTGCAGGTGCTGGCGCTGCGCCGTCGTGGGGGGTTTCTTGGCGCTCTTCAGCTGCGCCTCCACGCGCTTGACCCACACGTCGTAGATCCGCGGGTACAGCGTCTGCAGCACCTCCAGGTCCTCCGCCGACCCCATGCCCTGGGACACGCGCAGGAGCGCTTCGCCCGGGTCGTCCACCGCAGCCACGTACCGGCCGAGCTGCTGCGCGGCCACCTTGTCCCGGGGCGCGGGGCCCGTCGCGAACGGGTCGCCCTCGTCCCTCACGGGGCCCGCCTTCTCGGCCAGGAATGCGGCCTGCTGGCGCTGCTTTTGTTCCATGGCCTGGGCGAAGGCCGGGTCGTCCTGGCCGATCTCGTTCACGGCCTGCCGGAGGCGCCCGGACTCGGGCGAGGCAGGGTCCTGGAGGGCCTGGGCCTGGGCGACCGCGTCCTGCACGCGGCCCACGCTGATGGTGGCGAGAAGCGCCTTGGGCGAGCCTGCGCCGAGCAGCACTTGCCCCACGTTCTTCGCGGCCTTCTCGATGGACTGCTGCTGCTTGAGGGCCGCGTCGGCCATGCGCTGGATGGGGGTGAGCGTGAGCTGGCCGAGCTTGGCGGCGCCCTGCAGCACGCCGCCCGCGGTGCCGGGGGCGAACCGCATGACTTTCGCCCAGGCCTTTTTGTCCTTGGCGGCGAAGGCCACAGCGTTCATGCGGTTCTCGATGCGCTCCACAGCTGCGGTCATCTTCGCAGCGCGCGCGATGTCCGTGGGGGTGCCCCACACCTCTGCACGCGTCTTGGCGTCCACGACAGCGGCGCGCAGGTGCTTGCGGAACGCCATCTCCGTGGCCTCGGTCTCTGCCTGGCCGAGACCATTCAGAAACGTTCCGATCGTGTGGCTGTTCGACTGCTCGAGGTCCTCCCACGGGTCCAGCGAGCGCTCGCCAGACTTGCGCGTGAACGCCTGAACCTCGTCGTCCCCGTCCCGGCGGATGGACTCGGCCCACGCTGGGTTGACGCGCTTCTGGTTCACCGCCAGCTGGCCCCACGCGGCCTCGTCCTCGCCCGCTGGCTTCACGACGCGGTCGTAGATGTCCCGGAGCTTGTCCTTGGCGAACCGGTTCCGCGTGTTCTGCCCGCGCCCCACGATGCGCTTGAAGTCATCGAGCACCATGAACGCTTCGCCGAGCTCGCCCTCGTCCAGCTTCTGGTTGATGATCTTCCGCGCCTCGTCTGCAGCGCCTTCGACCCGCTTGAAGGCCGCCATGCCGCCCTCGTCCAGCGCAGACTTGAAGCCGTCAAGCTCGGTCATGGTCTTAATGGCGATCTCGGTCTCGTCCAGCATCGCGTTGGCGCCCTGGCGAGCCGCGGCCACCTGCTCGGGCGTGCCTGTGAGCTTGATGGCGTCCGCGCGCTTCGCTCCGATGTTTGCGCGCCCGTTGATGTCCGCGCGCAGCTTCAGAAAGTCATCGTAGTCGTCGCGGATACCGCGCACGGCGCCCTGCTGCACGTCCTCGAAGCCGTCCACGGACCCGCGTGCGGCCTGCACGATGCTCGAGTTGCTGTTGTCTGCCAGCGAGGGCAGGTCCTTCGCCAGCATGGGCCCCGCCGCCTCGGCCGCCGCCGCCGGCTCGAGCGACAAGTCCCACGTGAGCGACGGTGCAGCCTCGGCCGCCTCCTCGGCTGCCTTCCCTGCGGCCCGGCGCGCCAGCTGCCCCCGGACGGCGCCGTAGGCCTTCTGCCCGCCCTCGATGGCCCCGCCGATCACGCCGCCCGTGAGCGCGCCCAGGCCCGCGTCCGCGAGCACGCCGCCCAGGCCCGACAGCATGCGCTCGGCGCTGATCTCGTGGTCGCCCGAGATCAAGTCGTCTACCACGCGCTCCGTGGCACTCTGCACGCCCGCCTCGGCCGCGCCGCCGGCTGCCAGGGCGCCCAGACGGCCGAGCGCGCCTACGCCGAACTTCTGGGCCAGGTGCGCCTGCACACGGGCCCCCAGCAGGCTCGTGAGGCCCGCAGGCGTGAGGCGGGCGGCCGACGCTGCCGTGCTCGTGCCGCCCGAGAGGACCGCCGGCAGGATGGCGCCTGCGACGCCCGCGGCCCCCGCGATCGTGGGGCTCGCCGTCTCGCGCGTGCGGATGCCCTGCAGCGCCTCCTGGGAGGCCGCGCGGTCGAACATGCCCCGGGGGCCGAGCGTGGGCGCGTCGATGCCCGGGCCGGCCGCACGCGACACAGCGCCGGGGCCGAAGTCGTCCGCCAGCGCATGGCCAAGCGCCGTGCCAAGGCCCGCGCCGCCCGCCTGAATGGCGTCGGAAATGCCCAACGAGGCGCCGCGCGCGAGGCCTTCCGCGCCCGTGCGAATCTTCTGGCCGAGCGAGACCTCAGGCTCCCAGCCCGCGTCCATGGCGGCCTGCAGGTTCGTCTCGGGGATGTTGAACGTGCGCCCGTCCGGCGCCTTGACCGGGACCATGTTCACCGGCGGCGGGGCTGCCTCGGCAGGAGCGGGCGGCGCGACTTCGGCGCTCATGGGCGCGGGCTCGCCTGGCGGCACCTCGGCCGCCGCCCCGGGCATCTTCCAGCCAGCGGCGAGCGCCGCCGGGACGTTCTCCTCCGGGACGTCGAACGTGCGCCCGTCCGGCGCGATGATGGCCAGGGTTGCCATCAGGGGGAGCCCGCCAGCGGCACGGCGCCGAACGCTGCGGCCTGGTCGTCCACCGTGGTGTCCTTGCGCCGGCTGAGGCCCATATCCTCCGCCTTTGACTCAAGCTCCTCGTTGAGCGCGTCGCGCGTAGCCTTGATGCGCGTGCGGACTGACCCCCCCGTCTTGTACATGCTCGTCGGGTCGCCCAGGAGCTTCTCGCCAAACGTAAGCAGACCGTTGTCGAGCGTGCCTAGATTCTTCACGTCCTTGATGGTCCCGAGCGCAGTCGCAGCCTTGGTCTCCATTTCGGCGGCCACGTTCCCAAATGCTTCGGTGCCGTGCTGCGCAAGGAGCGCATCGAGTTCATCCAGCGTCTTGTTGAGCGCCTTCATGCCCGACTGGGCGCTTCGAAAGCTTGAAAGGTCGACATCGCGCACTGACGCGAATGCCGCCGGGTCCACCACCTCGCGGCCAGGGATAGACCGCGGGCTCTTGGCCGCGTCGCCCGGCGCCTCACGCTGCGCCTTCTGCGTCTCCGCGAGTTTCTTGGCGACCGCGATCGGGAGCAGGCCCTTCGACGCATACAGCTCAAGGTCGCGCTGCGACATCTCGTCCCATTTCGTGCGCATGGACCCCGCGCGCGCCTTGGCTGCCGCGGCCTGAGCGGCCTCCTCCTGCGCCGTCTGCGCCGCAACGTTGTGCTTCAGCCCGTCCCGGGCTTGCTGCCTGCAGTTTTCCGCGAGCCTGAGCGCCTGCTCCTTGAAGGCGGGCACACTCGATTCATTCGCGACCTGCTCGAGCTGCCGCGAGGCCACGATCCATTGACCCGCCACGAGCTTCGCCGCCGCGTCGAATTCGTTCGCTGAGTCGCGCAGGATCCGGTCCTGAATCCTGCCGCCCACCTCGAGACGCTTCTCGGCCGCCGCCCGCTCCTGCGCGTCCTCCTCGGCCTGGCGGTTGACATGCTGGCGCAGCATGCCGATCGCCGCGCCCTGCTCGCCGCCCGCCGCCGCGCCGATAATTCCGGTGATCACGTTGAAGATGTTCTTCAGGTGGCCGGGCTTCGGCGGCTCCTGCTGCAGACGCGCGTAGTCCTCGTCCTCCATCTGCCGGTACTTCGCGGCGCGGTCCTGATGGTCCTTGAAACCCGTTTCGGCCGCCCGCGCGTACCGGTTAGCGACGTCCGCCTGGGCGCCGTAAATCTTCGCCGCCTCACTGGCCGCGAGCGCCTTGGCGTCGCCCTCGCGTTCGAAGCTTGTGGCCGTCTCGTTCGCGGCGGCCAGGTCCTCGGCCTGAAGCTGCGCCCCTTGCTGACCGAGCGAGCCCTGGGGCTGCGTCACATCCGGCGTCACGCGCATGTCGATGGGGCCGGTGGGCGCGGGCGCAGGCTCTTCGACAGGCGGGGGCGGCTCCACCAGCTGCGGCTCGGGCGCGGGCGGTGGCTGGACGGGCTGGGCCTGCACGGGCGGCGGCGCGGGGGCTGGCGCCTGGGTGGGCATCGGCTCGACGGGCGGCGCCTGCTGGACCGGCGGCGGCGCCTCGACGGCCGGGGGCGGCTGCTCGGCGGACGCGCTCGAGCCGACCGCGCCAGACAGCGAGGCCATCACCTGCGCGAACAGCTGAGGGTTCTGGCGGAATAGTTCGGAGTAGTCAGCCACCGGAGAACCCTCCCGACCACTTTTTCATCCAGTCTTGGCCGTTCGCGTTCTGCGCCGTCTGGCTGTAGCTGGGCCCGGCGTCGAGGCTGCCATAACCGCCCCCGGCCCCGCCGGAGCTCGCGCCGCCCCCGCCGCCTCCACCCTGCGCAGCGTCAGGTCCGCCACGGCCACTCGCGGCAGTGCTCGCCGCGTTCTTCGCAAGCCCCGCAGCGCCGCCCGTCCAGAAGCTTGCGATCGTGCTGACGACGTTCTTGATGCCCTCGTAGCCCTTGTCCCCCGTGTCCCGCTGCTGGCGCACGCCCTCGATGCCGGGCTGCGCGTCCTGCGGCGGGGGCGTGCCCTGCTGCTGCCCGCCGCCGCCGCCGAACATGCCCATGACCTGCCCCATCATCTGGGGGTTGTCTTTCAGGAATGCGCCGTAGTTCGCCATGGCCTTACCTCAGGCAGGCGCATTGAAGCGCTTCAGGGGGAACCATTCTTGCGTGTAGTTGGCCTTTTCGTCTTGCTGCCGCTGCTGCTCGTACTCGCGCGCCGCGTTCAGCTCGGCGTTCGTCTTGCCTGTCTCCGCGCCCAGGTATTGCCCGCGCGTCGCGACGCCCGCCCCGGTCTCTTGCCCGCCCGCGGTCGACTGCGCGCCGAATCGTCCGCCCACGGCGTTGCCCTGGATGCCCTGCTGCGCGAGCCCCTGGTTACGCGCGGCGTCCTCGCGCTGGGAGAACAGACCCGCGGCGTTCCCGTACACGCTCGCTCGGTTCGCGGAAACGTCGTGGGCCTTGCCGTACAGGTCCGCCTTCGTCTGCATCAGTTGGTTCTGCTCCTGCGCGTTCGTGATCTGCGCCTGGCTGGCCGCCTGCTGGTTGGCGTTGAGCGACCCGGCCATGGCAGCACGCAGGCCGCCCGCGCCGCCGCGCGAGCCCTGCGCAAGCGCCTGGCGCTGCGTGGAGTCCTGGGACAAGGCCAGCTGCCTGTCCGCGGTGCGTTGGTAGTCCTTCGAGGCGTTATCCGCCATCTGCAGCATGCGCTGGCGGTCTTGCCCCATCTCCTTGTCGGCCACGCCCGTCATCTGCCCCGCGCTGCCGAGGGCTTGGCCGCGGTCCTCCCCGGCGCGGTCTTGCGCCTTGGTCTGCTCGAGCTTCGCGTTGCCCTCGATGCGCCCGTACCTCTCGGCCGCGTCGTCGGCCGCCGCGTTCGTGCGGTCGAGACCGGCCCGCATGGTCTCGCCGCCGGCCTGGGTGCCCTGCTCGTAGCGCTGCTGCATGCGCTCGGACGCTTCCTTCGAACCTCCGGCGTACTGCTGCTCGGGCTTGAACTTCTCCCGGTCCTTCTTGTCGAAGCCGAACATACGGCCGCCGAAAGGGTCGATCTTGCCGTAGAAGTTTTTGAATCGGTCTCCGAAGGCCATTATTTCCTCCCCGCCGCGCGCACTGCGCTCCGAAGCGTGCCGCCGTTGCGCGCACCCTGGACGGTGACCGCAAGCGGCCCCATCCCGTCGCCCACCGCGCCCGTCTCTGCGACCGCCACCTTGAGCGCGCGCAGGCACATGCTCCCGGGGCTCACGGATAGCGTGTACTGGCCTGCCACCGTGCACGCAGCGACCTCAGCCGCCGAGTACACGCGCGTAAAGGGCGAGCCCTCGCCCTGGCCGTAGTCGTTCGTGAGCGTCACCGTGACGCCGTGCGACCCGTAAGACTGGGCGCGCAGGACCACCTCGTTCACGACGTTGTCGTCCTCGGGCCCGCCAAACACCATATCGCCCGTCTCGAAGGCGAGCTGCGCCGTGAGCGAGGCCAGACGCGGGTCGAGCTGCCACACGGCGCCGTCCGACGCGCGTACGACGTTCACATAGCCGCTCACCGGGTCACGCGCTGCGCACGCGAGCGCGGGCACCGTGTCGCTGGCCCATGACGTCCAGCGGTCGACTTGGTAGTTGTAGACCATGTGCACGCCGCTGGCGCTCAGCCAGACCACCTCGTGCGTCTCGCGCAGGAGCACCGGGCACACCGCGCCGAGCGCGGATGCGTCGATCTGCTCGAACACGCGCTGGCCGCCCGACCCGATCATGGCAAAGCGCCCGTTCGAGATGAAAAACACCCCGGCGGGGGTGCGGATGACGCTGCCCCGGTCCGTGCAGGCGATGTCGCTCACCTGCTCGGGTGGGTTGAAGCTGCCGCTCAGCAAGGCGTTGTCAGGCCCTGGACCCGTGACCGCCCACACGCCGCCCGTGCACAGCGCAGCCACGCTACCGCTCAGGTCCACGACGGCGAGCGCCCGGCCCGCGCGCGGCGGCAGGTCCACGGTCAGGTCGCTGCTCCACTCATAGGCGATGCCCGCGGCCTTGGGCTTCGTGTGCCACAGACGACCCGGCCGCTCGGCCTCGATGGCCCAGGCACGATCGCTCACCACGTCCGTGTCTGCGAACGCGGGCGGCTGCTGGGCCATGAGTTCTTCGGCCGGGTCGCCAGTGCTGTAGATCGGCGGGTGCACCGCATCGCCGACCGAAAGCGCGATGTTGCCGAACGTGTCGACGTAGGCCGTGCTGGAGGTGGGGTTGGCGTACTGACGGTAGAGGATCGTCCCGCCCACCTGGCTGATGTAGACCAGCGTCTCGTACTTGTCGTGTGTCTGGCCGTCGCGGACAAGCGCCGCGGGGATGCTCACGTACACGATCCAAGCGGCGCCGGCAGCCGTCACGCTGACCGCCTCCGCGGGCATCGAGCGGTGCAGAACGCCCGCCGCGTCCACCCATTGCTGCACCGCGGACACGAGGTACGTGCCCGCCGCGATGACGGGGCCCGCGCCGCCAGTGATCGCCACGGCGACCTTGGGCCGCACGGGCGCGCAGATCTCGCTGAAGGTAATGCCGTCCCATTCCATCGGGATAGCGCCCGCGATGATAGCCACGCCGTCCGCGCCGAGCGCGAAGCGGGGCTGCCGCGAGGCGAAGTCCATCTCGACGTAGCGCACGGTGGAGCTTCCCGTGGGCAGGTCGAAGTCCACCTGGCGCTCGAAGTACACGAACGCGAACTTGTCGCCCGCAATGCACGCAACCTGACTGTTGTAGAGGACGTTCAGGGTGCCGCCGCCGGGGTCAGGCGGGTAGATCGCGGCCGTGTCCACGCCGAAGCGCCCGACACAGGTCGCGCTCGCGCCCGGCTCGAGCCGCAGCACACGCACGTCCGGGTCACTCAGCCACGCGTGCGTGGTCGGACGGTCGCCGTTGTCGCCGTCCCAGCAGGTCTGCACGCAGAACAGCGGGTACAGCTCGGTGCTCGACGGACTGTACGTCAGGAGCCTCGAGATCGCGCGCGTCCAGGGCAACGTCAGGCTGCTGGAGAGCGCTCCCCCGACAATATCGCGGATTTCGAGGAACGTGCCCGCCGTGGCCGTGAAGTCAGCCGTGGTCACGGTGCCCGTGCTGTCGGACACGCCCATGATCAGATGCTCGGTCACGCCCCGGCGGTAGAACCCCACCAGCGGCTCGCCGCCGAGCGTCCCGGCCAGGGTCTGGCTGTACACCGTGCTGGGCACGCCCGTGTCCTGAAACACGCGGCACGTGCACGTGCCGGCCGCGACCACGTGCGCGACCGCGATGCGCGTCCCGACGCTCAGGACGGCGGACTTCACGGCGACCTTGGACGTGGTGGCTGCCGTCGACGCGACCACGGTGGTATTCACGACCGTGTTCGTGGCCACGTTGACCTTGGTCAGCGCGAGGTCCGTGGCGAGCGCTGCGCCGAGCGTCACGAGGTAGGCGATCGTGTCGTCGTGCCCGGTCACGTCGTGCGTGCCAAGGCCCGCCGCAATCGCCGTGTAGATCGCGACGGGTGCCGAGGCGACCACCAGGCCGCTCGCGATCGTGAGCGTGCTGAGCGCGATCGTTGTGGTCGCGCCATCCCTGTACCAGAGGCGGACGCCATTCGCTCCGTGCGCCGTGAGCCCGACCCAGGGCGGCTGCGCAATGGAGCCGCTCACGTAGTCCACGCACAGGGGCATCGCGGCGAGCTCGCCGTTTGGGCCAAGCGCCGTCACGAACACGCCGATGGAGCCAGAGTCGTAGCGGATGGACGCAAACCAGAGAAAGCCGTTGTGCGAGACCATGGCCGGCGCGGTGTACTGCCCGGGGTTTGGCACCACGCCTGCGCGGGTGACGTCCGCCGGCCAGTACTGGCGAAGCCCGCCCGGGGCCTGTGCCGTCAGCGGCGCGGCGAGCGGCATCAGGCTCGTGCCCGCGATGCGCTGGCTGCCATAGCGGCGGTTACGCACGACCAGACTCGAGGACATGTGCCCGCACGGGATGACGCCGCCCGCGGCGATCGAGCCTGCGTGCGGCGAGCCCGGGTCGGTCATCACCGCCGCGCGCGGGCTCTTGCGGGCCACGCCGCGGGTCTTTGAAAGGCGCGTGTTCGTGCTCGAGACAAGCGCGCCGGCCGGGCCGAAGGGCTGCACGGCCGAGCGGTGCGCCGTGTTGTCGACGCCGAGATCCAGCGTGAACGACTGGGCGAACTCCTGGACCTTGCTGGGCATCAGAACACCCACAGCTTGGCGGTGCCCGTCCACGCAGCTTGCGCGCCCATGGCGAGGTACACCGCAGGGTCAATGCCAGCCTGTGCCGATTCGAGCGGGGGCAGGACCGAAATCATGGGCGCGCTGCCTGGGTTCGTCGTGCTCACGACCCACGCGCCGTTGTAGGGGCGGCCCAGCGTGTGCCGGATGAGCCCGGGGCTCTTACTCGCCACGAAGCTCGCCTGAACGAATTGCCCGTCCAGGATCTGAAGCTTCGACACGGCGCGGAGGAACTCCGCCACCTTCTGACAGAAGCCGAGGATCTCCTCCGTCTTACGGAGCGTGGTCGCCCAGGGGAACGGCGGCAGGCTCGCCATTCACCACCACCGGCCGTTGCGGGGGTAGCCGCGGTCGCCCCCGGGCCGCACGTCGCGCACGCGCCGGACGCCCCAGCGGTCCCGCTTGAGCTGCGCGCGTAGGTCGTTTTCGACCTTACCGAGCAGCGCGCCCAGGTCGCTCGGGTCCTTCTGCTGCCGAGCGCGGACCAGCATGGCCGCCTGCAGCCCGATCCACAGGTCCCAGCCCGCACGAAGCACGAGTTGGTCGGCAGCGGACGTGGGCGACAAGCCCGTGGCGTAGAAGACGTTGAGCGTGTGCACAGCGTCCGGCGTTGGGAATAGCTGGACTGTCTCACCCAGCAGGCGATAGCGCGGGGTGACGCCGCTCCACGTGCCCGGCCATGCGTCGAAGTTGTCGACGCTCGCCACCTCCAGCGGCAGGTCCTGCGTCGCGCTCTTCTGCCAAGACAGGCGGAGCAGGCTCACGAACCCCGCCGGCAGGGCCACCGTGTCGATGCCCGGCGCCGTCGTGAGTTCGGCGGACGTGGCGAAGTACAGCTCCGCCGACGCTGCCGAGCCCACGAGGCCCGCGAGCAGCTCCGTGGCCACCTTGACCAAGTCTAAGATCATCGCGCTCGTGATGGGCGTGTCTGTGGTGTACACGGGCAGGTCACAGAGGACCCGCACGCGCTCCTGGATGGCCGACACGAGCACGGTGGGCATTCATTCCTCCGCGTAACACAGCTTGAGGGCGGCCTTCAGGGCCTTGGGGTCCTTGGCCTCGATGGCATCGAGCACCGCTTGCGCCGCGCTCGTGTCCTCCTCGTCGTCGTCCTCGTCAGACTCGTCCTTACCCTTCGGCTTGAGGCCGATGAGCAGGCCGAGGCCCTTGGGCTTCTCGTCGTCCATTAGTTGCCCACCCGGACGCCGATGGTGACGTACAGCGTGATGCCGGTGGTGTCCGCCGCAGCGCCGGCCGACGCGACGGTGATGAGGATGGTCCTGGCCTGGAGGTTGATGGTGCCGATGACGGCCTGGTTGTCTGCGAGCGCAGCCGTGGATTGCCGGCTCACGCTCACGTGGTACTCCTTCGCGGAATCGAGCAGCGTCAGCGTGTACAGGCCCACGCCGCTGCGCACGACGCTCACGACGCCATTCAAATTGAACGTGCTCGGCTGGCCCGTGCCCGCCGTCGTGAACTGGCAAGAGGCCTGTACTCGGTCGGGTCCGTAGGCCCTGAGCATCTTCTTGAGGAAGTTGGCCATGGTTCACGCCGCCTGCAGTTCGATCCGCATGAGCTGCTGCGGGTGCACGGCGATGAAGTTGCCGTCGTGGACGAGCTGCCCCTTGTACTGGTCCGTGGCGCGGTCGAGCCACATGTCCGCCCCGTCGAAGTTGTTCCAGTACGGCGCGTCGCCGCAGCTCGCACGCTCGAAGGCGCCGTCTGCCACCATGTGCGCGACGTTGACCGGGCACATGGCGTCCTCGACGAACTTGAATGCCCCGATCTGAAACTTGTCGATGCCGATGCCGTACGAGCTCGGCTCCGTGATCCATCGCCCGCCCTCCTTGCTGGACTGGATGGCGGCGAAGTTGATGGGGTTGAGGAAAAGGTCGCCCTTCTTGAAGCCGCTGCCGACCTCCGCGCGACCTGCTGCCATGGCCTTGATAAAGACCGTTTCCAGCGGGTCGTTCGAGCCCGGGTAGCGCACGCCGGCAAGGCGGCTGGGGAACGACGTGCGGTCCACGCCAAAGAAGGGCGTGGCCGTGACCGTCTGCGGGTTCCAGTCCGCGAGGCCCGAGGTGAGAAGGCCGCTCGCGGCGCCGTTCTGCGCGTCGCCCTGGCGGAAGATGTAGTCGCCCGCGCCGGGCGTGGTGATGAGCGTGGTGATCGTGCCCTCCACGGTCAGGATGCCGGTGGACGTGTCCACCTTCGTGATCTTGGCCGAGCCCGGCGTGCCCGCGCGGATGGCGCCCGTGGGCGTCGCCGCGAGCACGACGATCATGTTCTTCTCGAAGAAGACCGCGTCCTGCGGATTCGCCAGCACGATGGTGCTGCCGGTGGGGGCAGCGCCGCCCACACGCGCGCGCCAGCCTGCGGACGTGCCGAAGGCCTGACGGTTGAGCTCGCTGCCCATGGTTTCCTGGGCGTTGTCCATGGCGAGTTTGAGCTGCTGCAGGAAGTACGAGTCGTCGTTCCCCTTCAGGGCGTTGCGCACGACCTTGCCGTGGATATCGAAATTGGTGTAGTAGGTCGCCTGCGTGACCGTGAAGGCCTCGCCCGCGTCAGGCGAGGCGTTGCTCGCGGCGTTCGCCACGGTCGCACTCGCGCCCTGCCCCGTGCCGTATAGGATCGGGACCTTGATGCCCTCGGCCGAGGTAAACTTCGTGTTGTGCTTGGTCGCAGTCAGCAGCGCCTTATCACGCACGATCTGCTTCTGCTGAATGCCGTCCTTGTAGATGACTTTGCTGATGTAGCTGACGTCAGTCGTCTGGGTCGTTGCCATGGGCGAGCCACCTCAGCGGCTCGCGCAGGACACATGGAGGGTTACCGGCCTATCCGGCCGTGTTGCTTGTACTGGGCGAGCCGCGCCTTGGCCCCAGCCATCCAGTCCTCCTCCTCGTCATTCGGGGGGGATTCGGGTGGTACCGGGGACTCTTGCGTCGATGTGTGGGTGAGCGTCCGGGGACCAGTCCCGGCACCGCTTCCGCCCTGCGTACTGCTTGCGGGGCGCGCCGCATTGTTCTCGCTGAGGCCAAGGGCCTGGAGCAAAGATTGTCGCACATTGGGACGCTTGACAAGCACGCTCAGCAGCTCCGCCCGGTCGAAGAACTTGTCGAGGTTCGCCACCGCGTAGTCCTCGGCCTGCTTGGCCAGGGCGTCGAAGTTGGGCTGCCTGCCCTCTTTCAGCTCGGCGTAGGCCCGCTCCACCAGGTCCTCGGCCGCGAACCCGCTCAGCGCGAACAGCGGGTATTTGTCCGTGTTCGCCTTCATGAACTCGTCAGCCACGCCGACGTCCTCGGCCCGGGCGGCGGCGGCCTGCTTCTGCGCTTTCTCCGCCTCTTGTTCCTGCTTCCAGCGGTCGAAGGCATCGAGCTTGGCCTGCTGCTCGGGCGGGAGGGCGTTGCGCTGGTCGTACGCCCCCCGCGCGGCGTCCTCCATGATTTGCTTGAAAGACTTACCCACCGCCTTCTCGAGCGCGGCAAGGTGGTTCTTGCCCGGACCGAACATCGCTTTCAGCTCGTCCCGCTCCTTCACGGCCGCGGCGTGCTCGGCCTTGAGCGCCTCCCGTTCGGCCAGGGTCTTGCGGTGGTCCGCCTTGAGCTGGGCGTGCTTGAGCGACAGGCCCTTGTCCTCGGGCGGCGGGGGCTTGTCCCCATCTTTGGGCGGGTCGCCCGGCTTGTCGGCCGGCTCCTCCTTCGCGGCGGCGGCCTCCTTGGCCTGGCGCTTGGCAAGGATGGCCTCGATGGCGTTCTGGGGCGCTCCGGGTTCCGGGGCAGCCGCTGGGGCGGCAGCGCCGTCTGCGGGCGCTGTGGTGGCGCTGGGTGGCGCGGGTGCGGCTACGTCACTCATGCTGCGATGCCCCCTGCCGGCGGAGCGGCGAGCTGGGCCGCGGCTGCGGCGTTCTGGTCGAGCGCGGCGGGGCCCATGGACTCGGGCGGGGGCGCGGCCTGGGCGGCCTCCTCCGCGGCGAGCTTGTCCGTGAGCTGCTTGGCGTAGGCGAGGTAGGTCTGGAACGCGAGCTGCACGTGGGCGGGCGCCTGCATGCGATAGGCGACCAGAAAGGCTTGATTGATGAACTTGACTGCCATCGGAATGTCCTGGTTTTCGATCGGCAGCTCCCCGGGCTCACCCTCGGCCAGGTCGAGCAGCCGCTCGATCTGCCAGCGCACCAGGTCAATGTTCGCATTCTCGAGCTGCTGCCAGGCGTCGATATCGGGGAACTCCATCAGGTCGAGCGCCTGGGGCCGGCTCACAAAGCCCCCCTGGATCCACTCGTCCACCGCGGCGAACTTACCCTGCACGGTGGTCGGGAGGGCGGCCATGGGGAACATGTTCACGCGCACGTCCCCGTCCGGCAGCTCGAGCTCCTTCCATTTGGACGTGCGCAGGAACGTCTGGCGCCCGAAGCGCGCGCGCCCGGTGACCACGTAGTCCGGGTCAAGCTCGGCGCACTCGTCGTTGAGGTCGCTGATGAGCTGCGTGACGTCGAGGTACGCGTACTCAAGCCTTCGCGTGGGGTCGATGTGACGCCGCGAGCGCACGTCGTCCTCGGCACGAATGGCCCGGCCGCTCGAGAGGCCGGCGCTGCCGCCGTCGCCGGAGATCATGGAGGCGGATAGACCCTCCTGGTCGAAGGCGTCTTCCTTGATGACCTGGCGCTCCCGGAACAGGTCGCCCGGCGTCGCCTCCCACCTGAGCAGCTGCGGGGGCGTCCTGCTGCGGTAGACCTGGCCGGGCATGTTCGTCATGTCCTCCCACGCGCCCTCGTCGTTCTCGTCCATCCAGACCATGGCGTTACTGAGCAGGCGCTGGCAGTCGCGAATGGTGTCGTTCACCTCGTTGAGCTGGATCTGGGCGCCCGCGAGACGCTCGCACAGGCCCTGGCCGTAGTAGCCGATACGCCGCTCCGCATAGGCGACGCGCACGAACGGGAAGCGGTCACGCTTCCATGGCTCGTCTCGGAGCACCACCTTGTCTGTGCAGATGACGTGCCGCCCGTCGTCTCCGCCCGTGACACTGGGCAGGTGCCAGGCCTCGAGGACGCGCACGCGGTCCACGCACGCGTCCGTGCGCAGGTTGAAATCGATGTAGTCGTGAGCAGACGGGCCGCCGCTCTCCTTGATGCCCTCGACGTCCTTGTACAGCTTCCGAAGCTGCTCGCGCGCCACGAAGTGCACCCGGTACATCGACCGCGGCGAGCGATAGCGGCCGTCCATGTCATCGACCAGCACCTCATTGGGCAGGCAGCGCTCGACATACGGCCGCCCGTTGCGCACGCAGCCGAAGAGGTGGCCCGTGCCGGTCTCCCCGCCGTCACGCCACGCTTCGGGCATGTTGCGGTAGATGCCGAGGTCATAGAACTGGCTGTGTAAGACCCGCGAGCGCTGCTCGGCCTTCCGCGACAGCGTGAAGTCGCCCAGGCTTGTCAGGTACATCGGCGCGGTGCGGTTCTGCGCGATGAGCGACGACGCCGTGTCCACGCCCGCCGCGCAGATGTTCTGGCGCATCTTACGGTCCCAGCCCCAGCGCTTGCCGTTCGAGAGCAGCGCGTAGGTGTCATTGCCCGCGGTGTTGGAGTTGCTGCACAAGTCCATGTAAAAGCGCGTGTCCTCCCGCTGGGCGCGCTGCTGGTTCACGATGCTGTCGGCCATGCGGATGACCGCCATGCCTACTACACCCTTCGGGGCGTCCCACCAGAACTCTGCTCGCCGCTGCGTGTCGCCGTAGTCCATGTTTCACTCCGTGTCTGGCTGCGTCCTGCGCCGCCGTTGTGCTTCCACTTCCAGGGTCGCGCTGATCTCGGCAAGCGAGTTCGCGATGGAATTGAGAGAGTTCAGGAGGTCGCCGTCCTCATCGAACGCGTCTTCCAGCAGCTTGGCAATGCGCTTCAGCTGAACGGAGTGAAGGCCTGCCTCCGCCAGCGGCTTCAGTTTTGCTGTCATCGCTCGTCCCGGCCGCTGCCCATGACGCGGTCGTAGTAGCTGCGGCGCGCGTCGTCCGGCGTCACGGGCTTTGGGGGCTTACTGCCTGCCTCGGGCGCCTCACGCTCGCGGCGCAGGGCATGCGCCTGCGCGGGCTGCTGGCGAAAGGTCGCGCGGAAGATGCCCGCCGTGACGTCCACCGCGCCGTGCTCGAGCAGCTCCTTGCACAGGTCCACGAACTCGTCTTTGTTCACGTCACCACCTCCGCGCACAGAAACTTGGCCTTACCCGCCCGGGCCCTGGCGTCGTCCCAGTCTCGCACGAGCCGGGCCGCCATCACCTCGTGGGCGAACCGGTAGCGCAGTTCGAGCTCGAGCGACTCCTCCGCGTTCGCGAACACCTTGATGGGCGGTACGCGCTCAGGCAGGCCCGACACGGTCTCGCCACGCCAGCGCGGCGGCTCGTCCTGAACGCACTCAGCGCGATACCAGATGCACTCCACCTGGTCGTACTTCCAGAGCCTGTCCTGCGCGTCCAGGCGCTGCGTGTTCTCCTCGCCGTGCTCCACGATGTTGCGGCACAGGCCCATGATCAAAGGCTTCAGGTCGTGGCGCACCACCTCGACGCTTGAGCGATGCACGGCGCGCACGCGTCTCACCGTGCGCCTCGCTTCTTGGTCGCGGCCAGCAGCGGCCTATCGCGCAGCTCCGCGCGCTCGTCGTCCTCCACCACGATGGCGCTCGCGATGGGCGCCAGGCGCGTGTGGTCTCGGCCGCGGATGATGACGGCCAGGCCGCTCGGGTGTAGCTCGAGCTCGTAACCGTCAGACGTCTTGTACTCGTCCCGCTGCGTCATGGACGTCATGGGCGGACGGTGGGGGTCACGGATGCGGGTGGTCGTTACGACTTCAAGCACTTTCACGGGCTGCCTCTCCTTCGTGCACGAACCGCGCTCCAAGCGCGTCGCACCATTTCTTGACTGTCCATGCCCTGCGCTCGACCTTCGCCGCGCGAGCAGTACGACACGTGTACTCCAAACGCTCGCCGCCGAGCAGCTCACACGCTCGAGCGAGCAGACGAAACGCCCGGCCCTCGCGCCGATAGTGCGAGCGCGTGTAGAGGTGGTGGATGCGTACGGCACTCCCGACGCTCTCGGCCACCACGTAGGCCAGCACGAGCCCGTCCTCACGGTCCACCAGCACGAGCGTGCGGGCGAGCTTGCGCCGCACGAGCTTACGGATCCAGGGGTAGTAAGCCCCCGGGGGCGTGCCCGCGTAGTAGTCGCGCTGGCTGTTGACCCACGCGTCCTCGACAAGCGCCAGCTCGGCCTCCACCGCATGGTCAATCATCGGGGCCCCCGATCTTGGCAAGCTGCACGAGCTGCTCGAACGACATTTCCACCAGGCTCACGCCGCCCGAGTGCTCGATGCGGTCCTTGAGCAGGCCGAGCAGCTTCGCCAGGTCCATGGCCGCCTTACGCCGCTCCGCAAGCTTTGGGGGCAGCTCCTCGACGTCGCCTGACAGCGTCAGGTCGTAGTCTTTGATCTCGCCGCGTATCACCCCGGTCAAGAACGTCTGCAGCTCCATGGCGTCAGCTACGGCGGCTTTGTCGGCCTTTTTGGTGATCACGGCGCGCACCCGAGCGATCTCGTCCGCCACGAGAGGCATTTTTACTAATCGCACGCTAATGACGTTCGGATGCTTGTAGCCGGCCTCCGCAGCGGCGCGTGTGTGGTTGCCGTGCACCGCGACTCGCTCGGCGAACTTCCGCTGCTGCTCACTGAGGCGCTGAGGGGCTGGCATGCGTCACCACCGCTCCCACAGCCACGCGAGCACGAGCAGGCAGCCTAGCGCGCATAGAAAGCGCACCGTCCACTCCACCGCCTGCACCGGGTCGTTGATCATCGCGTCTCCTTGCGCTGCCTGATGTGCGCGCCTTCCCAGTCGCAGTAAGACGCCCAGCAGCCTTCGCACAGGTCGAGCCCGTTCAGTCGCGTCCAGCCGTCGGGTAGGTAGTCGCGCTCGAGCGAACCGCGCGGCACTCGCAGCTCGGGCGCGCGGGCGTCACAGCGGTCGCACAGGATGGTCAGGAGCTGCGGCATTACTTCCGCCGCCCCGCGTCCATCCACGCGTCAAACGCCTGGCAGCAGGCGGCGCACAGGTGGTCTTCGCTGCCCCCGCCGCTGGGCCCGAAAGACTTGCGCGTGAACTTCTCCCAGTTCCTTGGCGGGCCGGGATTGAAGACTCCCCGCGCGCCGCACCGGTCGCAGATCATCGTGTTTACCTGCTCGAGCGCCATCACTCGCCCCCCTTTCGCTTGGTGCGCTGCAGCGCCCACTCGACCACGAACTGCGCCGCCACGTAGACCAGCACACCCCAGATGAGCTCGCCCCGGTCGAACACGATCGTGACGGTGTGGTTCATGGGCGCCTCACCTTCCGCGACTTCACGGGCCAGTCGCCGAGGCGCGTGATGGTGATGCGCGTGCAACTCGGCCGCGTCGCGTCCACGATCTTGCGGCCTGGGTCCTCCATGATGCGGCTGTCGTCCACCCACGCGAGCTTGTTCAGGGCGTCGTTCGGCAGCTTGCGGAGGTTGTCGAGGTCGACCACGCGCCAGTCGGGCAGCACGAACTCGTAGGCTACGCGGAACATGCCATCAGGGCGCCAGCAGCCATGGCCCACAGCGGCGTTGAACGCATAGGCCACGCGCTCCTGGTGTGCTGCCATGCGCGGGGGCGTGTAGTGCCGCTTGCCACGCTTCCGCGCGCGCATCCAAGGCACGGGCACCCCGGGCACCACGAACCCCACGGACTCGGCGCTCGTGTACGTGATTGTGCCGGTCGCTTGGTCCACGCCGGTGCAGACCAGCATCTCGAAGAGCGTCTCGTCCGCGGGGTTTGCCAGCTTCACGCCCATGGCGCCCTCCACCACGCACCCAGCCGCGCCCAGAACGAGCGCCGCGCCACTGGCGCAGGCTCATGCGCGCCCGCAACGCGCGGTGGGTGGTAGCTCGGCTCGTCCACCGCCCAGCGGTCCGCGCGCTCCCTGAGCCGCCGCACGCTTGGCAGCAGGTACACGCAGCCACACAGCGCGCACGAGACCCGCACGCCCAGCGCATGCGCGCCCAGGGCACGGTAGCCCTCCGCGTGGCACTCGGGGCATGAGAGCGCCTCGATCACGGGCGCCTCGTGCGGTCCTTGGCGCCGATGAGCAGGCCCAGGATGATGATGCCGAACCACGAGCCGAGCACGAACGCGCCCAGCGTGATCGGCCAGCAGTCCCAGCACGTCTTGCACACGGTCGCAGTCGCAGATAGTAAGACCATCACCCAGCCCCCCTTGCCCTGTCGCGCAGGCGCGCGAACTTTCTCTCGAGCCGCTCCAGCACCAGCCGCTCCTCCTGCGTCAGCCGCGGCCCCCACAGCGCCACGTCGCACGCGCGCAACGCCAGCAGCACCTCGTCCAGCGTGAACGTGGTGACGAGCGGACGGCTACGCGCGCCGGTCATATCAGCGCCACCCGTGCCTGGATGTCCATCACGCGCAGCGCCGCTGCGACCCACGCGTCCTTCGTTTTGCGGTCCAGCTCGAGCCACGCGCTTTTGGACCAGCGCAGGCCCTGAGCCAACACGAACGCCTCGTGCGCAGCCTGGCCGTAGTTGTAGTCGTACACGGTGTACTTTCCCTCGTCAGTCATGCGTCACCTCGCGCCATGTCGCGCATGCGCGCGAACTTGGCCGCCACGCTTGCGAGCTCGGGCCTCGCGGCGATCGCGTCGAGCACGCGCTGGTCCAGGTCGAGCCCGTACGCGTGCGCGGCCTCCACATGGCCGAGCAGGTCGTACAGGAGCTTCACCTCCTCGGCGGTGAACGTCGCGGCGAAGTCCTTGCGCAGAGTCATGGCGCACTCCGCAGCGCGCGGCCGCGATGGCTGCGCAGGGGCAGCTCACGCCAGCACATCGCGAACGTGAGCGACACGCCGATGCCCACGCCGAGCGCGAGGCCCGAGAAGAACGCCCAGCTCACCCACGTGAGCGCTTGGTCAAGGTTGATCATTCGACGTCCAGCCCCTCTGCCCGCGCCATCTCAGCGAGCTCCCGCCGCCACAGCCCCATCGCCGCGATCTTCGCGTGCGTGTCTTCTGGCCACTCCTCGTGGCCGAACCGCTCGTGGATGAACTGCGCCAGACCCGCGCGCTTGCGGGCGACGCGGATCGTGGCGTCCACCGGCGCCATCTCGGCTCGAGCGTTCGCGAGCGCCCGTGACAGCTCGCTCGGAGCGCTGCGCTTGTGCCGCTCGAGAATGCGCTCTCGCGCCTCGCGTAGCAGGTGATGCGTTGCGAACTCGCGCGCTTTCATCGGGCGGCCTTCCTGCGCTGGGCCGCGCTCTCGTACGTGCCTTCGACCTCCTCGAGTCGAGCAGTGCGTTCATGGCGGGCGAGCTTCCACGTCGCGCCCACGTTCCCGAGCTTCGACTTGGCCAGCTTGGCGCGCAGCTCCGCGAAGTCGTCCTCACGCTCGCGCCACAGCAGCACGATGTAGTCCGCCGCGTTCTCCAGGTCGCCGGCCTCCTTGAGGTCGTGCTTACTGGGCTCGCGGGCCTCATCGCCCTTCGTGGGCCGGGACAGCTGCGACACGAGCACGAGGTGCACGTTCAGCCGCTGGGCGTGAGCCTTGAGGCGCGCCGCGAGCCAGCGGATCTCATTGCGGCGGTCCTGCTGGCGCTTGCTGGACTCGATCGCCTGCACGTAGTCCACGATCACAACCTTCGCGCCCTGCATCGCGCACCGGCTCATCGCCGCGCACACGTCCACGTCGCTCCCGCCTACCGCGAATGCGAACCACATGCGCCCGCGCATCTCGCGCATCGGCTCGTGGGCAGCGCCGAGGCGCGGCCACTCGTGGTCGGAGATCGCCCCGGTCATGAGCTTGCGCGAACTCAGGCCCGAGTAGACCGAGACCAGGCGCGCGCTCACGATCGGTTCGGGGTCCTCGCAGCTCACGTAGCCGCTCACCACGCTGCGCTCTGCCGCCTTGGCCATGAGCTCCAGCGCGAAGCTGGACTTGCCCACGTTGGTGCCGCCGCCGAGCACGGTCATGCCGCCGAGCGGGAGGCTTCCCGTGGCGAGCTCCAGGTACTCGAACCCCGGGTGCACGAGCGCGGTCGCATGCCGGCGCTGCTGCAGCCGCTCGAGCTGGCGCCGCCCCATCTCGTAACCCTCGTGCGCCTGGACGCGGTTCCCATCCACGGCCGTGGTCTGCGCCTCGCCCAGCGCGCCGAGCGCGGCCTGCAGGTCCCCCCGCTCGGCGGCGAGCAGCACCGTGGTCGCCGCCGCGGTGACCGCGCGCAACCGGCGCAACTCGACCAGGCGCTCGACGTCCGGGACCGCGGGCGCGTGCAGCTTCGCGGCGAGACCATCCGGGCCGCCCACGCGCAGGAGCTTCCCGGTCCGCTGCAGGGCCTTGGCGACCGTCTCGAGCGTGACGGCACCATCGACCTCCCAGGCCTCGCGCGCGGCCTCGGCGACGTGGCGTGGGTCTTCGAAGCCGTAGTCCTCGGCGTTCACGGCCAGCGCGAGGTAGCGGTCGTGGGCGTACACGGCTTCCGCGGCCATGGCCCACTCGAGGTCGGCGTCTGCGTTCGGCACGGATTTGTTCACACGTCCTCCGCGGCGTTGAGCCCACGCACCAGCCCGAGCGGGCGGCGAGCCTCGGCGAAGGGTTCCTGCTGCAGCGCGAAGCCGAGCTTGCCCCCGCGCTTCGAGCACGCCGCGACCACGACCCGCGCCAGCGCCCCGCAGGCCTCCCCGGCGTCGGGGAACTTACCCTGCGCTACCGCCAGCTGGACGCGCGAGGCCCCGTCCCGCCAGAAGCCCGCGGATGCTTTCTGGGGGTCGACTCCCCGGATCTCGAACTCTGCCGCGACGACCGCCTCGAGGTGGGCTCGGAGAGCTTCCGAGGGTTGCGGACTTGCGGCCGGCTCGTCCGCCCGCGGAGGTAGGTAGGTAGGTAAGGAAGGAGAGGTAGGAAGGAGAGGTAGGGGGTTACCGTCAGGGTTACCGTCAGGGTTTTGAGATTTAACCCTCAGGGTTTCGCCCAGGGTTTCGGATTTTAACCCTGAGGGTTTTGCCGAGGGTTTCTCCTCCGCGCCCTTGGCCTTCGGCCGCCCGCCGAGCTTGCCGAACCGTCCGTTGTCGCGGAGGGTGGTCGTCTTCTGGTGGCCCTCCGCGTCGTACCCGAACACCACCAGGTCGTCGCCATCGAAGGCCGCGAGGCCTGCGCCCACGGCAGTCTGGACGCCCGCCCTGTCCGTGCCCGTCGCCGAGATCCACCGGCGGTCGTCCCACGTCGCTGCACCAGCCAGGCGGGCCGTGTTGGGGGCCTCCTCGTCCTGCGTCTCGAGCTCGGACGCGAGGACCATCACACGGGCCCAAGCGCCCAGCGCGGCGTCGGTCGCGCCAGCAGCAGCGAAGCGCACGAACGCGCCATGAAGAGCTGCGTACTTCACACCCCCTCCTCGTCCGCGATGCGGGAGAGCTCGCGCTCGTAGTCCGCCGCCGACAGCGCTGTGCGGGCCAAGGCGGCCTTCCTTCGCTCGAACCGGGCCAGGGGGTCGCCGCCCTGGTGGCGGGCGTCGTCGGGCGCGTCGATGCCGTCGAGCACGATCAGGCGCAGGCGGTACGCGACCACGATCACTTCTCGCCCCCCGCCAGCTCGAGCTGCTCCGCCGGCCGGCCCGCGCTCTCGGCAAACAGCGGCGCCGTAAAGCCGCGCTCAAGCCGGCGCTTGCCTATGAGGTAATGAGCAGGGTCCATCTCCGCGCCGATGGCACGCCGGCCTTCCATCACAGCGGCGAGCAAAGTCGTTGAACCGCCTGCGCATGGGTCGCAGACCAGGTCGCCCGGGCGCGTGTAGTCGCGAACGAGCGCGCGCATGAGCCATAGGGGCTTGCCGCCCTTCACGAGGCGCTCGCCACGATTCCCGACCACGGCGTCGGGGGCGAGGTAGCCGCCGGGCAGCGAGCCCCACGACTGGAATCGCCGAGCGCGTGGCCGTGCGACGCAAATCCAGCACGACCACGAAGCCGGCCCATCGCCCCCCATGCGCGGCTGCTTGCCCATCTCGAGGAAAGGAAGCGGCTGGAAACTGTAACGATCGACAGCCGCGTACGCGTCTTCCCACGCGGGGGCCAGCCGGTGATCTGTGACGCTCACAATCCACCCGCGCGTACGTGGCGCCCACGATGCGACGAAACTCTGCACGTCCTCCGCCGTCCAAGAGTCGTACGCAACGGTGTCGCGCGTGTACTTGCGATTCCCGTGCAGCGAGCCGGCGTCGCCCATGACGCCCACGCGCATCCCCTCATGCGTGCGCTCGCTGTAAGGCGCGTCCACGATAAGCGCGTCCACCTCGCCCACATGCGACAGCGCGTCCTGCCACCTGCCCAGGTGAAGCGACCAGCCCGGCCCGCTCGCATGCTCGACGTCCGCCACTCGTTTCCCCCTATAAACAGCGCCCGAGGTGATTCATGGAGTTCAGAGGACTCGTCGCAGGACGTCCCTGCGCACCACGCCCTCGGTCGCTGAAACTCAGCTCATGCAAGCACCCCCGACCCGCGCGCTACAAACGCGGGCCAGGGGGTTCGTGTCGATGGACACCATGCCCACCCACCGCGAAATAGACGCCCCAGCACTCGCTGCACAAACGGTGTTGCGTGTGTCCGTCCGCGAGCGCTGGAGCAGGCCA